ATTTGCCATCTTTGATCGGTGGCTCTGTAAAGTAGGATTGATAATACTCATTAGGCTTAGCCGTGTATCGGTAACAAGTTTCTTTGTAGGGACAATCTGTCCCCAGGCACATGGTAATATCAGGCATATTATATGCATTTAAGCGTTTTAATGCACTTTTGTCTGATTTATACGACATTGCATATAAAAACAGAGGTTATTGTGCAATATATTACACATTATCACTAATCTTCAGCAGCACTAGATAACCAATCAAATCATTTACCACATCCTCATCATCTTTCTCTAAGCTTCCGTTCTTGATTCTCTTTAGCTTGTCATCTATTCGGATCAGTAGTCCTTCTTTTGCGGACAACTGACTAAATACTCCTAGAGGCTCAAGAGCTGAGTTGCCATACTTACGATTCTTCTCGATAAGCATTTTATGAATCTGCTCTAGGACTTCTTCTACCTGGATTGCAAATGGAGGTTTCATGCGTGTATCTTTAAAAACTCAATCCACCATTTAACTAAACAGGTCGTGAGCAACAGAGACAAAATTATAATTGATGTCTTCTTTAAGTAGCTTTTCTTTATCATAGTATTGCTTGAACGAGATAAACCTATCTCCTTTTAGATATTGGCTAGTCCTAAACTTAGACCTTCCTTTCTTAATCAGTAAGCCATCTCCAAACAGAACATAGAACTCGTTTTCAGCAACTATTTCATTAAACTCCAGGTACTCAATCCACCACTCACTAGGTTTGCGGTTTTCATCGAGTACCTTGGTCGCAAATAGGTATCCAAAGGGATTGAGTACTTGAGCTTCTTCCATGTTATTTAAAGAATCGTTTAATTACACTTTCTTTCTGTTCCTTGTGTAGATAAAGCTTTTGTCTTAATATTTCAATAAGTTCAATAGCTACATGGTTTTCTATTTCGGCTATATTTTCTTTATAGTCAATAACCAAGTTTCCTGTTTCTGAATCGACATAAAAGTCCAACTCTTCGTATTTATATTTAATCATTATCTGTAATTGTGGTGTAAGTGTCTAGTAATTAGTTGAAGCTTGATAACATATCTAGGATTCTCTAGCAGTTCTGTCAATCTAGGCTCTACCATTCCCATAAAGTGGTTGAATAATATCTCTCCTGCTTCTGGATGGTCTTCCATGTCGGGGTCAGCTTTAATTCCGTTTCTCTCACAGAATACGCATGATCGTACCGCTCTTTTAATCTGTTCCTTTGAGTATTTCATCAATCAAGATGTTTAAATAAGTGACGAAAATAGCAAGTACCAATGCAAACATCCCAAGAGACTTAGAAATCAAATATAGGCAGGTCATAAAACCCCAAGCTACATTTATAAATTTAAGTAACTGCCAAAGATGCCTTTTCATTTCGGTGTAAATTTAATAGGATGTGATATTTCATTTCCATTAAAGTCTAAGAGTTTGCCGTTCATTTCAAAGTGTACTTCCATGTGTTTATTCTTATAGTTCTGAATCAGCAGCTTGATTTTCTCCTGAACATCTTCAATGGAGAGAAACTCTCCATATCCGATGTCTTGCCACTCTGTGTATTCGTTGAACTTATTAATAAACCTACGCTTCAGTATAAAATCAGAAGGGGAGTGAACTTTCTTTCTCGGCATACTGAGGTTTAGATTGATGTGCTTGCTTTTTCTCTACCACCATCGCTGGTTTACCATCAGACCAAAATACTTTGCCTGATCCTGTCCAGAACTTCTGCTTTTTAGCCTCTCTGTCCTCTTTGCTCTGAGATACATAGGACTGAACATTCTGTCCGTAATCGTTCGCCTCATCGCTCATTGAGATGGTTAGAGAGACTCCTTTAAGACCCTTTGCTTTAACTGTGCTAAGTAGGGTTTCTAGCGTTTCCTGCTTTAGGAAGATTTCTGATAAATTTGCCATTTTTTTAATTGTTTTTGGTTTGTCTTGTAATATTAACTTATTGATTTATTGGATTCAAGAAAATTCTGATATTTTTCATAGAAGTCATCAAAGTTTTTAACTATCCAGTACTGACCTCCTGACTTTTCTATTGCCTCTTGGTAGAGTTTCTGATGCTCTGACTGCCTATCTCTGCCTATCTTTATCTCTATTTTTACCGACCTTCCAAGGATTGTAGCTGAAATATCTGCTGATCCTTTGGTTGCCGTTGACTTGCCCCAGGTCATAGATCCGATGGTCTTGGTTCTGCCTATGACATCGGTCACTTGCTTTCTGTTGTCTATTGGTCTTCCCATCGTGTTTATACGCTCTGCCTGGTATCCACTTAGCTCTAGGAACTCCTTAACGCACTTGGTGAGTCCATTGGCTGTCTTATCCTCGTACTTCGGTGCTGATATGGCATACTTAGGCACATTTGGATAGGATTCTAGCATCGACTCCTGCTTAAGTTGTTTAAGAATGTCAAGTGGTTTCATTAGATGTGTCAATTTCATTTTTTTCAATAAGCTTTAATCTGTATTCATTCATTTTATTTCCTCTAACAAATCCAGTTACCAAACCTGTCTCCTTATGTTTTCGCCATAATGATGCATCCGTCTTACCTACTGCTGGTTCTAAATATGTGTCTATAAATAGTTGAGGCCTTAAATATTTTCTCCACACATTTATTTTTCGCATCCTTCTTACTCCACCATCTAAAATCTGAATTACATTATAGCCCATTTCCTTCCAGAAATTATTTGCATCTAAGTCAAATCCACATCTCAAAGTTATACTTGATGAATAAGCATCTTTTGCATATTGCTCCATACAAATAGCAAGCATTTTACCATATAGTTTCCTTCTTGCATCGTATTCAATACAAACTTGATGACATTTAACATCACCTCCAGCTGCTCCTACATATAAATATCCAGCAGGCTCTCCGTTTAATAAACCAAGAAACAGCCTTCCATTTTCTTTCTCTCTTTCAAATACTTGCTTAGGATAAAATGATAAAGCCTCTGCATTTTTCTTTTGCAGCATATCAATGTAAATAAGCATTTGAGGGTGTTCTTTTACTACTACAAAATCATCCATATTATAATTAAAAAGGAAGATCAAAAGCCTCTAAATGTGCAACAGGAGTCTTATAGTCTGTTCCAAACCTGCAAAGGTATTCAAATGCAAGAACTCTATTTGCTTCTCTCATCTTTAGCCAAATCCCTTGGGTGTAAATCTTATCGTAGTTTCCTGGATTTACCTCCATAAACTTATCCCAAAATACTTCAAATGGGATTTCTGATACTTCGTCTAGTGCTTCAATCATTGTTCTAGGTTTTTAAAGTTGATAGGATATTGACATAAGTAAGGCATTACCGATTCTAGCTTAGCAAACTTTATGTATGCACCATTGACATCAAGAGCCTTAATCTGATGTATTAGAATCTTTGGCTCTCCTTTTACTTGGTCAAATGAGTATCTGACAATCTCAAATGACCCTAACTCTTTTCCGTTAATTATCATTTCTTTAAGTGTTTAGTTATTAATCTGTACAAAAACCAGCTTGGCATCCACTACCAGTTCCAAAAAAGAAGTCTTGTTGTAAACCGATAGTTTTTATTTGCTCATAAGTGATATTTGATTTGTAATTATATTTTGAATTAATTTCCATTTTGTTAAACCATTCCATTTTATTGTAATTATCATCATAATTTTTTCTAAGTTGCTGAACATCCTTCCAAAAGCAACCTACGCAATTTGAGTCATCTGGAAATTTAATGTTTTGACCCTGCCAAAATTTATAAACTGAATAATGAGTTATCTTATCGTAAACTAAAGGATAGTTTGCTACTCCCCAATTTACATCTGCCCATTTATTCCTTGTTCCTCTTTTGCCAATTACAATTTTTGTTTTTAATTCTCTTTCTTCTGGTGTTTGCTTTGCTCTTTCTTTTTCATCATATCTAATCCCAACATTTGAAAATACTTTTTCACCTTCTGAAATAATATTGTGATAAATGTATTCTGCAATAGGTCTAATTTTCATATCAGTTGTGCAAAACCTTCTTGCCATATTTGGAACTGCGTTTCCATGCTTTTTAATTACCTTTTCAAAACTATTGCCTCCAACCCAAATGATTTCTTTTCCTATCAACTGCTCAAGGTCTCTCATAGCATACAAGGTTAGGTCACTTTCTGCCGTGGCAATAAAATCCTTTCCTAACTTTTCAGAAGCATATTTTATTATGCTCTGATCTTTAGGCGTGCAGTTTACATCTTCAATCTGAACCAAAGCAAATATTTCGTAGTCAGCAGGATAATGTACAGCCATGTAGCTAGATGTTTTACCACCAGATAAACTATTGATAGTCATCATTTCTTTAAGTGTTTATAAATAGTTGTTCTACTAACATTAAGTAACTCCGCTAACTCAGAGCGGTTAAAATCAGGGATAGTCTTATTAATCATCTCGATTTTCTTTTCTATGGACTCATTCTTCATAGACCTAATAATCTCACTAAGCTCATTAGACTCCAAGCTACTAACCTTAATCTTTTTAGACATTGCAATGAAGTAGTTACTTAACTTCTCTGCCTTTAGCAAACTTTCCTTAGTAACAAAGTCAAAGTCCTTACCTGTCTCAAATGACCAAAGCGTATTAATCAACAAAGCAAATCTAGGAACATAAGCCTTCTGCTTACTCAACATAGACTTAACATATTCCGATATATCATCAGAGTTCTGCAAATCTGTGATGTTGTTGAATATCCGCTCCCACTCAATATCTGCTTGGCTATCAAATCGAATAATGCGACTCTCAATCTCACCGAACTTATTGTACTGCAAGACCTGGTTTCTCACAAGGTTATAGAACTGACTAATGTAAGCCTCGTACCAATCCAATATCTCTTGGTCAATTGAGTTCTTATTGTAATGCTCAATCTCCTTATCGGGATAACTAACAAGCAATCGGTCAAGGAATCCATTGTCTTTGTTTTCCATAGTGGATATCTGCGAGAATATACCAGGCTGAATACCACCAAGCACAGGAATCAATGGGCTCTGCACAAAGCTACTCTTTGCAGTCTTGCGTGTAAGAATCGCTGCTTGATTAGACCAACAAGACAACCAAAACTCGAGATCAGAACCAGGCTTGTACTTATTCATGTCCTTAATCCATCCGTTCAGCTCATCCTTAAATACTGCAATGCCTACTTGGTTTTCCTCGTGCAAATCCGCTAAGGCCTCCACCGTGATGTCATTTACTATCAACTGCTTTCTAACAGGCTCCTTGACTTCCTCCACATCCTTCTTCTCCTTAGTAGTCAATCGCTCGTACTCCTTGTACTTCTTGTACTCGTTCTGAAAGTGCTTAATCTCAAAGCTATTCTTCTTAGCAATCGGAAATATGATGGCATTTATACTAGGGGTCTTTCCCAGACCTGCCTTGCCTATCAAGCCAATCCAAATGTTGCAAGACTCTCTCCATCCTGTTTTTACCTCCACCTTGCAAGCATTACCAATACATAGCGACAGAAGCCAAAGTAAGCTACACCCCATGTAGTCAATAGAATGATTAAGTGTTTTCTGATTTAACAGAATATAACTCTGTATTGACTCTGGAAACACATCAATCGGAAATATCAAGTCTTCCTTGGGAATCTCAATCTTCTCAATCTCTACCTTTCGAATCTTACGCTCTCCATAGCCTTCCTTGTACAACTCCTTAGCAGCAGCAGAGTAGTCCCCATTAAAGTACTTATAAGCGTAGATACTAAACGGAGTCAAAGGGCTCTCGTGAGGGTAAATCGTGGCCGTAGTAAAGAGATAACACAGTCCAGTATCCTTGTAGATAAATCCATGCAAGGCATCCTTAGAATTAGTTTTTCTTATCACTATGCGGTCAGTCAAGTGCTTAACTGCGGTAAACTCATTTGCAATCAAGTCTAGGACTCTGTTTCTCTGATTATAATCTTCCCAAGGGGTTAATCCGCTATACTCTGTATTTTCCACCTTAGTTTCCACCTTGGCTTCATCGTAGTGGAAGTATCGGCATAGACTAAATAGAATATCTCTCTCCTCTTCTGTGATCTCCTGTACTTGCTCATAAGACATCTCCGAGACCTGGTTATCGTAGATATAGATATACCCACCTGTGCCCCTAGTTTCAATTAAGGCTTGAGAATGCCCTTTAAGTGTTGCAAGCTTTCTGTTGCCTTCAACCTTGGAGCATCTATATATAATATGATAACCTGAGTTTATAGTCTTATATATAACAAACTTTCTATTAAAGTCATCAATATGATCAGATATAAAGGACACAAACTCACCCCAGAACTTCTTTCCATCTTGGATAGTTGGAAATACCTTTAAGTCTACATCTATACACTCAACATTATAATAACCTGTTATAATACCGTACCCTTTGGTCTTGGCTTCGAGCTTCTCTAATTCTGACTTTTCTATCTTTTTTGTCTGGTACTCCTTCCATAAAATCAGAGGTTTTTTACCCTCCGATATGGGCATTACGCTGAACCCTGAGTTCAGTAAATTGATTGCTCTTCCTAGCGTTACATTCATTTTCGTGTTTTACAAAGGTTTATAGAAAAATGGCATTTTAGGGCAAAAAAGTGTACACAAGTTTACACTTGGTTTACACCTAGTGTAAACCCCCCAAAACCCACTATACTCTCTAATTTCGCAGATTTTAGGCCGTTTTTTGCCCTAGGTTTACAAGTTTACACTTTTTTTTAGAATATATTTTTTTTGACTAGGTGAAAATTTATTTTTTTTCAATTTTGCCAAAAAGTGTTCAAAGTGTTCACTTATTGCGATTGGAGCCAATGGAGGCCGATTTTGGTTTACACTTAGGTGTACACTTAGTGTAAACTAGTGTACACCCTCCTTCTTGGCTTTTCGCACCCAATGTGAGACTCTGTTGTAGTCTAAATTCAGCTCTTTTGCTATGTCGCAAGTCCTTCTGTTTTCCGCCACCATATTCTCTATTTGTCTAACTATTTTTATAGATAAACCATGAACTCTCCTGTGGTCTGTGAGTTTTAGAATTTCACATAGATGATGGTATTTTACACCAGTCATATACATAATTTCTTTGTATGGTATACCCTTTTTATATAATTCTAGTACATGATCCGCAGACTTCATGTGAGAGCAAGTATTCTTGGCTCTCTCATTGGTTAACAAATACTCCTTGTATATATAATTATTAACTAGGTGCTTACTAATATTTAGTATAGTAGCTATATTCTTATTCATTACTTTAAGTTTATATAGCCTAACTATCTCGTCTTTCTGTTCTTGAGTTAGTGATGTCATTTCTTTCCGTAGGTTTCTTCGTAGTAATTCTGTCCGCTCTCATAGGTTTTAACTGCATAGAACCAAGCACCTTCTCTGTGTGCCTCTGCAATCTGATCTCTCTCCTTGTACTTAGCTATTTCTAATACTTCCTTGGAAGACTTTCCATCATACCATGTGGAAGTTAGTTGCTCATGCAACCATTCTACTGCCGTCTGCTTTTTCATAGTTCTCCGTAGGTTTCGTTGTAGTATTCATTGGCAAGTTTAAAATTAATGTCTTCTAAAGCCTTTATATCCCATTCAGACTGTCCGTTTAAATGTGCTTGAATTATCTGTTGTTTTTCCATCTCTTCGGCTACTACAAAATTCATATCCCAATATGTATTAGTGCCTTGTTCAGTAATCTTTTCAATTAACCATTCTACTGCCGTCTGCTTATTCATACCGCCATTCCGTTTAAATACTCTCTGCATTCCAATACCTTAGCCTTAGCCATCTCAATCACCTGGGGATCATAATCGATATCAAACTCCTTGATACGGTACTTATCTTCCACATGGGAGTAGCTTACAGGTTCTTCGTAAGTCAAGAACTCAGGAGTATCCTGGAGGGTGTAAACCAACTTAGCCTTTTTTAAGCCCGTTAGGTGCATGTAAACCTGAAGTTGATAGTAGTACCCAATGTCGGGAGTATCGTCAAACAGAGGGAAAGTAAAGCAGTCCCACGAGGTTTTAAAGTCATAGACTATACCCTCGTGAAAACAATCGGGAGTACCTGTGAAGAAATCATCTTCGAAGTGATCTAGATTCTTAATCATGAAATCCTTGTTCATAGCTACCGAGTAAAACTCGATAGCCGTATCTTCTAGTGCCAATCCCTTTTGGATGTACTTACTCTTAATCTGCTTCTTTACTCCGTAAATCTGCTCCTTGTACCAATCCTCTAGGTAGCTTTTAGTTGTCTGAGACAATGATTCTGTTTTACTCCGTGCGTTAGTCATCAATTGACCAAGGGCACTTG